GTCTGCCCACTCTACGTTGAGTGCAGGTATGAAGTCATCGTTGTATCTCTCCAACAGATTACGTAAGGGTTCAAGGCTAGTCTGTGAACCATTCACATAATCAAAGCCGAGGTTAGCTATCTCTTCACCAATCACCTGTTGGAATAGCTTAGACAAGACCTCTTGAGCTACATCCTTACCAAGGGGGGACTCTTTCTTGACACGTAAGAACAGATCACCAAAGGCTTGCTTCTGTGCTGTAGTCATGGTGGGATTACCTGACATGAACAGTGCCTCTACCTCATCAGGTGTGACAGTCCTGTTGTATCTCTGCATGGCATAATCTACAGATGTTTTTATCTTACGTAGATCTTTACCAAATAATTTATCGGGACACTTGATACCTCTATGGTCATCATAGAAATCTTTGTCCATCAAACTACGAATTAATGCTGTTTCCATTTATTTGTTCTCCTATTGCTGTTAGTTTTTCAATGTCGTTAGGATGCTTGTACTTCAAATCGTCTGTTAATCTTAACACTCGTACATCATTTACTACACTCTTTAAATCTTTAAAAAATTCCATAGCCTTGGGTAGTGCATCGGGGTCTAGAGCTATGACTGCTGAAGAGAACTGTGCCAGATACCTCTTGTGTATGTCTGACAGTGACGTGCCTAACACAGCAACCCCAACATACACGTCACTGCCTACAATAACGGCACTGACACAATCCTCAACAACTACAGCGATCCTACCACATCCAGATGTGTATGGCAAGCCACTATTCCCATATTTTTTCCATTTAGGCAAACTATTTTTAAGACTTCGCCCAATTGCATCTACTACTACACCGTCCTGCATGATCGGAAACACAGCACGATTGTCTTTCACATCATGATACAGTCCCCCCATCAAGTCGTACCTTTCCATGAACCTAGTTATGTCTGGCTGTCCCCTGTATGGCACAACATACTCAGGCATGACAAACCCTTCTTGTGCTTTCTCCTTTCGCTCAATAGCCTGACGTATATCGTTGACTGACATATGCACAGGCTTAGATCCTGAGATACTACATGACGCTTTGTAACAGTTCCACAATAGTCTGCCCATGTTATTTGTAGCAGTGAACGTCTTGTAACCACCACACTCAGGACAGTCTAACCTTTTAGTTTCACCATTAGATAGTTCTTCTATATTATTAAGTATACTATATAAGTTATACATTATATTTACTCCTTGTCATGAGAGCATTCTTTGCACTCTCAAATGTGTGCTTCATGTAAGGCTTGACCGACTGTACATTGGCATGACCTGTGACAGACATAAGCTGACCCATCGGGACTCCACTGTCAATCATTTCAGTCACTCCTGTCCGTCTGAGATCCATCAAGCGTAGCTCGTCAGGCAGTCCAGATTGCTTCATGACACGTCTTCCTATCTTCGATACACCTTCCAAGCTGTAAGGGTTGAACTTGCCCTGCACAGGCTTTATATTTGGTGCTACGTACTGTTGAAAGCCAAAGTCTGCCTTCTGTTGTAACAGCATCTCGTATAGCTCGTCCCCTATGGGAAGGAACACCTTTGATCTACGTTTAGATTGCTCTAAGTTTAGCTGTCCCTTGTCCATGTCAACTGTGTCCCATGTCAACAGTCGCATGTCACCTATTCTCTGACACCATTCGTATGCCATATGCACTATCAGAGCAATACTTCTGTACTCGTACTTGTCATAGGCAAAGTCAAGAAATTGACGCACCTGTTCTTTCGCCCACACTACACGTCTAGGCTGTGTAGACTTACGTCTGATAGCAGAGAAAGGATTATGATTGCCATACTCCATCTCTGTTGCATAGTTGTAGATCCTAGATGCCACACTACACACATGATTGGCAAAGGACACTCCTCTTCTCACCCAGACCTCATAAGTTCGCTTGGCTAACCTACTAGATATAGTGTTCCACTTCTTTTCACCAAGACTGTCACATAATACTCGTATAAAGTATATGTAATCTGCCTTAGTAGACTCACGTAAGGCATTGAAATCATTGGATAAAAGATATATGTCACAAAGTTCTGACAACTTAGTAGATCTGGTAACTGATAAATCTGTCAGTTTACTATGACGATATTCATCCACAAGTTTGTTCAGATAATCTGCGATCTTCTTTGCTTCGTTAAAGTTATTGCCTAACTCTCTACGAGATACAACACCAGTGTCAGTAAGTTGACGAGGGGGATTGAACCTGAATGTTCGCACCCCCTTTGGTGTGTACCTCTGTTGTACGTAACGAGGTAACTTCATTAGGCAGCAACCAGTTCTTTGAACTGCTTTGATGATACCCACTTGGTAACTTCCTGCTCACGTCCCCACATGCTGATAGCATTGGTATCATTGCCTGTGTTACGTAGTTTGAAACCATTTCTCTCATCTGCATATGATGCATAGTTAGTGAACGCAGAGTACAAAGCAAAGGCATTGTGTCCTCTTGTCTGTATCTCTTGTGCATACAAGCCAAGCATCTTATCACCTTTCTTCTCAGATCCCATGAGAGAGTGAAGCATATCTCTCACTGAGTTATACTCAAGAGGTGTTCTTGCCCACTCCTGTAGCTGTTCAGCCTGTGAATAGAAGTCACTGTTAGCATCCTCTAGCTCCTTAATAAAGGTAGACATACTAAAGTTAGTAGTGTTCTTTCTTCGCACCTTGTCATGTTCACCTCTGATCATGCCGTTTGTGCAGAAGAAATCTATTGCGCCAAAGAATACTTGGTTAGAACACAGACCATCTACACCATGCAGAGCTATCACTCTTTGTGATATTTCTGTCTGTTGCTTGTCTGTTGTTATCACTGCCTTAGTGCTAGGCATAGATGCATCAAGCATAGCGAATGCACCATTACGTGCATGATTCCAATTTACATTTGCGCCTTCCATTGCTTCATCACCAAGCTGATCAGACATAGTTCTGCACACTTTGTCAAAGAACTCTTTGTGTGTAACAGAGTTAAACTTACTACCAACAATGCCGATGACTTCATCAGTATCATTGTTAATCACATACTTTTTACCTGCCATACGTGTAGGCTCAGTACGTGTAGTAAAGTCTAAGTAGATTGGAAGTTCTCCAAGTGCGTTGTTTGTAAAATCTAAAGCCATGTTAGTTCTCCTTTGTTGTTAAAAAACTGTTTATGTAAACTATATTACTATTTAATTAATGTCAACTACTATTTATATATTATATACCATTACCAATAGGTTTTTCCCGATGTCGGGAGTTTTCTCTATATAGTAACAGTTATTTTTCCCAACGATAAAATATATGTCGGTCAATCCTTGTAGTTTTCGTCTTGGTCTTCGCCCATGCAGGTCTTACGTAGGTAGCATGGTAATGTGTAGCTCCTTCGGTAACGTCCAGAACTATTGTGCCTGACAGGATAATGGACGCATACTCTTGTGCATATCTCCACTCCTTGCTGTCATACTTAGGCTCGTCTTTTTCGCCATTACAGTACCAACTGAACTGGCATTTATGTAGTACAGGTTTGTCTGTGCCTTTGTATGTGACGGCTTGTGTTACTACATCACACACGTTGTTAGGAAACCTGCTGTCTTCTACTCTGTTCATGACAACTTGACCAACTGCTATCTGTCCAAGCATAGATTGAAACTTTGCTTCGTGATATATGTTAAGTGCCATGCACATGAATGCTGTCTCTAGTATCATAGTAGTTCTCCTGTTATGTAAGACAATGCCCAAACTATGATCACTATCCACAGTGTTATATAAAATTCATTACTCATTTACAATCCTCACTATATCAAAGTGGGCATACACTAGCATCCCACCAATTATTGTTATGCAGACAACAGCTACCAACAGATCCGTCAGTATCTCTCGTCTGCTCTTCTTCTTCTTGCTATACTTGTTCATGCAGCCATCCACTCAGGCATGGATCTGCCCTTGGTATAACGTGCAAACTTGAGCTTGTCTGCCTTGTAGAACTCACGATATGCTTTGATAGGAAACTGCTCGTCAGTCTTGAGATGATCAAGCCCACTAAAACACTGTGGATGTGGTGTCTGCCATCCTTCTGGTATGTACTCTTCACCAGTGTACAAGGTTTCTCTATGTTTACTAGCACCATGCACCTTGCCATATCTGTATGTATACTCATCAAGCATGGCACAGTAAAGACTGTAGGCATATCTATAATTACCTGCATTATGCATAGCCCACAAAGTGCATGGGTGTTTCTGATGTACAGGTTTGTACAGATCACAGTCTTCTGCAAACTCTGGTGCGTGATGCCACAGTGCAGTGCATAGCATCTGTGCTTCTTCTAGTGGCATCTTTACAATGTGCTGATCACACAACGACTTTGCAATCTCGTCCACATTAAATTCAATAATAAATCTATTCATCCTATAACTCCTTGTACTACTATGTTAAGTGCTAGTGTTGCCACTACTGCACCGATCATCAATAAAAATAATGTGTGTCCTTCATTCATGATTTCTTTACCTCTGATATAAACAAAAAGCCACCACCATTACCCTCAGGGTCTTGTGATACTTCAATCATTACGTCCTCTCTCCCATTGCCTATTATAAACTGTGGGAAACCATCTCCATATTCTTCTTCTGACATACCTAGAAACTTCTTGATAGTAAAACCTTCTAGCTGTTTATAGTGTTCGTCATATGCACCTCTATTTGTTTTCATCTTTAAACTCCTTATCCTGTTTGTAATAATTTACCACAGACACCACACTCATATCCGTGATATCTGTGACCATCCTCGTAGAACTCATAATAAACAGGCTCATGCTCACAATTATGATTCTGATACTCAATCCAATCGCCTTGTTGGTCTTTGGTTAAGTCATTCCATTCCTGTTCATCCATACTGCACCACCTGTCCTGTGTTCCACTTGTCTGCTTCCTTCTGTGCATCTTCGTGGGTGTCGAACAGTTTGATAGGACTCTTGTCATCCCACATAGCTCCACACCCTTGCTTTACATACTCCAAGCCGTCTGCTTCAAACGGCTCAAAGACTACTGCATACTGTACTAGCTTCATGAATATACTCCTTCTAATATGTGCGAGATCACTGCACGAGTGAAGCCATTGCCGATCATCTTGTAGCGTTGGCTGTTTGATATAGGCTTTTTGTACTCATCATGTTCTCTTTCGAGACAAAAATCAAAGATACCATACTGAGTCCACCCATCAGGTAAAGTCTGAAGACGTTCACATTCTAAAGGTGTCAATGCTCTCCAATGTAGCTCGTCTGTCTCTACCTTAGGCATTCGCCATCCACCTTGCATGGTAGTCAGGGCAGGACTCTTGCCTTGCCTAGAGTAGACACGCTTGATGATGTCATAGCCTTTGAGGTCAGCTTCACCGACTTGTCTACAACCTTTGTGATTGAAGACTACTTGTCTGCGAGACTTCTCAAAGTACATCTTCATGCTACCACCTTTGAAGTAGTTGGCATCTACACAATAGGACTTATCTCTGTCGGTCATACTGTCATCTTCTAGTATGTCCTGTAAGACAATGCCCATGTTAGCCAACTCGTTGTGTGGTATGTTGGTAATGTAGACACGCTTCCTAGACTGAGCCGACACAGTAGCACTATCATGTATGTACATCTCAGCGTCTGGTCTGATGCAACGAATGAAGTCATACCAAGTATGCCTAGCATTGGACACAACATTCTCAAAGAGAAAGTGAGTAGGCTTCAGACCTTCCAATGCGTCATACATAACCTCAGATAAATCTCTTGCATCATCTGTACCCTTCTGCTTACCTGCCACGCTGTACGGCTGACAGGGGAAACCTGCGATCAGAAGAAAAACATCTCTGCCCTTTAATGTATCCCAACCATTAGCGTCACCATGATGTATTGCATGAGGTATTCTGTATCTAGACACGGCACTAGCATACTTGTCTGTCTCAAATGTATGGTACTCATAGTCACCAGTCGGGGACACGTCAATCCCTGCGTCTAGGCATGAGAGATAGGCACTGTCTGTACCACCACATAGACTAACTATTATCTTTTTCCCCGACATCGGGACTTTGTGATTAGATGATGTCATCATAATTCTCCTTGTTTATTTGTTTAAATGCTATCGCTCTCTTCTTGGCTCTGTTCTCTAGTACCTTAGATCTCTTGTCACCTATAACCTTAGGCTTCAAGACACCTTGTGCCACAGCTTCTGCATGTAGCATATTACGTGGTCTTTTTCGCATTACCTTTTTGTAGATTATCTTTGCCATGTTTTAAGTTCCTTTCATAGTAGTCATCGGTCAACGCTTGTAAGCTCTTGTCTTTCTCTGCCTTGAACTTCGGGTCTGTTGTGTTCAACAGTATAGCCGTCAGCAAAAGGTGTACGTTCTTGTCATGTATGTCCATATGTAATCTCCTCAATGGTAGGTCTGTACCATACCTTCTGGTTCGTAGACATAGCCTACGTCTGGTTCATCTTCAAGCTCGTACTCCTTGATAAAGTCAAACTCAACTGTAGCTTCGGGGTAACACATCTTAGTCACACCTAATGCATACTCAATCGCAGATGCTGTGCCATTGGCAAGTGGGTGAGAGCCACCGACCCTCACCACACCTTGCTGACCATCTACGGATACAAAGATCTCGTAGTGCATC